TCATTCATAATTACGGCTTCAGCAGCAGTTAAAGTAATTCCTACTCCGGCAGCTTTTAAATTTCCAACAAAAACATTTATTTTATCGTTCTCTTGGAATTGGTCAACCGCATGTTGTCGTTGTGGTTTTGAAGTTGATCCGTCTAATCTCACGGCTTGTTTTCCAAAATGGTCGGCAATTTTATTTAATGTGTCGGTAAAATTGGTAAATATAATAACTTTTTTCCCCTGTTCTATAATATTTTCGGCTAACTCAATAGTGTCGTTTATTTTTTCTTCGGCAATCACTTGACGAACTTTCATTAACTTACTAAACTGAACCGTTAATGAACTACTCTCGTTTGGATTTTTATTATACCATTCATAATATTCCCCCATCAATCCTTCATAAAGTTTTGATTTTAATTTTAGGTAAACTGGTGTTATAATTTTTTCTGGTAAGTCTAAAACTTCTGTCTTTAATCTTCTTAATACTTGTCGAGAAGTTCTATCTCTTAACTCTTCTAAATTGGTTGCTCCGGCAACATTCCATATTTTTCTTTTTCCGGCAGTAAATTGGTAACCACCACAATATCGTATTGCATATGCCATCCAGTTTTGTGATACGGGACTATCAATTATTGATAACAGGTTGAAATAATTCATTGGTCTATTTGTCATCGGCGTTCCTGTTAATAACCATACTCTTTTACAATTTTTCGTAAACGAATTAACTAATTTGGATCGTATGCTTGTTCCGTTAGAAACATAGTGAGCCTCATCTAAAATTATGAGGTCAAAATTTCCTTGGCTTATCAATGAGTTATCTTTATCCTTTATATCATAAAAGTTTTTTAGGATATCATAATTTATGATAACAAAATCGTGTTCGGTTGAAAACTTTTTTCCCTCAGCAATATAAACTGAACGATCCGTATAGTTCTCAATCTCACGTTGCCAGTTAATTTTTAAAGATGCGGGACAAACAATTAAAATCTTTTTTACGTTACACTCTAAAGCGGCGATAATGGTTGCGGTTGTTTTACCCAATCCCATATCGTCCGCAAGAATAAATCTTTTTGAACCGGCAAGTTTTTCTATTGCCTCTTTTTGGTGAGATAATGGGGGTCTGTGATCGTATTTGGAATAATCAACCTCAACTCTTTCAACATTATGTGTTTTAATTATGGAAGATTTAGGAACCCAAAACTCTGTTAATGGATCTTTTTCAAAGAACTTACCCCATATATGATACGACTTTTCCTTTTCTACTAATAATTTTTCAATATAAATTTTTTCAGGAGTTTCCAATAGGTATCTCTCTTCTGCAAACTTTTTTGCGAAGTATGTGTCTAAGTCAACCCATTTACGAGCAACTTTTGGAGTTGTATTATAATAGTTAACGATATAGTCTGATTGTGACCTTGTTGGGTAAAACTTTTTTGAACTTAGTTTTTTATTTTGCAAATATAGGATGTGGTTATTTGCCCCACTATATGAGTCTAACAAATCGAGAGCTCTATTCTCTATGATTGATTGGACATTTTCCAAATTCTTTTTTTATAATAATAACTAATAAATATATATTTATCAATAATGAATAAGTTTGAATTATATGGATTATTTTGTCCCGACACAGATCAATTAAAATATATTGGTATAACAAAAAATGGATTACAAAAAAGATTAAAAAACCATTTAAAAAAACCAACAAATAAATTTATTTCAAAATGGTTCAGTTCTTTGAGTGATGAGAATAAAATCCCAATAATTAGACAAATAAAAGAATGTAATACCTACGATGATTTACTACAATCTGAAATATATGAAATTTCAAAATATAGAAAATTAAACTTTGATTTATATAATCTTACCGACGGTGGAGATATCAATCCTATGTTGGGTAAAACACATAGTGAAGAATCTAAAAAAAAAATATCTCTAATACATAAAGGTAAAAAATTATCAGAAGACGAAAAGTTAAAAAGAAAAGAACGCATCAAAGAATTATGGTCAGATACAGAGTGGTCAGAAAAAATTAAGAAAAAAATGAGTGATAACACCAAAGGAGAAAAAAATCCTAACTGGAGAGGTGGTTTTAGAAATTTAACTTGTTTGTGTGGTAATAAAAAAAACCATTATTCTAAAACTTGTTTGAAATGTAGGGATTGTTATGGTAAAAAAAATAATTTTTTTAATAAAAAACATAGTAAAGAAACCTTATCAATTTTAGCGGAAAAAAGTAAAAAGTTTGGTAATGAAAATCCTAATTTTAAATATGATATTAAAAGTGATGAACTATATGATTTATATGTTGTAAAAAATAAAACCATAATTGAAATTAGTAATTTATTTAATTGTCATATAAACACAATAAATAAAAAATTGAGACAATATAAAATATATAAACCAAAATCTAATATTTATAATTTAGTGGTTGATGAGATAAAAAATCATTTAATAAATGAATTAAATTATGTTCAGATTGGTAAAATCTATGGTTGTAGTAATAAAATCATACATAAATTTGTAAAAAAAAATAACATATATGTCAAATAGTAATGTGCCAATAAATAGACTTGGTAAATTTTTTTCTCAAAATGATTTTTTTTTAGAGGTTAATCTTGGTATGGAATGGATTGTAGGTGATATGAACTTCACTTGTGTCCTTTATCGTGTTGATAGAAACAAAACACCGATAGATGATGTTTATGGTGAAGCTCTAACAGACGGGATAAATTTTTTACCTCCAGTTGAGTTTAACGCTTTAGTTGGTATTGCGGTACCTGAAAATAAAATGGTCGGATCATCCCGTATAGATCAGTTTGAACCTGGAAACATTACGATTTCAGTTTACTTAAAAACGTTGGAAGACCTCAATATTGATGTTGATTTTGGTGATTATATTGGGTATTACGACACTGAAAACTTTGTTAGATATTATAGCGTTGTTAATGATGGTCGTGTGACTTCCGACTTAAAACATACATATAAAGGCTATAAACCATTCTATCGCACTATCATTGCGGCACCTGTCGGACCAAATGAATTTAAAGGATTATAAAATATAGAAAATGGCATTACCAAAAAACCATACCGTTAAACCATCGATACCATTAACGTATCCAAAAATACTTCACCAAAGAAGAGAAGAATTAGCTGAAATGATTTCTAAGGATGGAACTTACCTTCCTAAATCTTTATTACATGCTGACTTGGATCGTGGGTTTTTAGATTTTGTTCGTGATAAGTTGGGGATTACAACGGAAGGTAAAGTAGTTCCTGTTGTTGACATTTTAATAACAACCCAAAATTGGGAACAATTTGTTAAAACTTGGGATTACCAAAATATAGATAAGAATGTTGAACCACCATTTATTACAACAATTAGAGTTCCGGAGGTTAAATACGGAAATAATCCAGCCGTAATATATAATATTCCAAATAGAAAAATGTATTATTATATGGAAGTTCCTACTTGGGATGGTAACCGACATGGTGCCGACATATATAAAATACCACAACCAATCCCTGTTGATATAAAATATTCTGTTGTAATTGTTTGTAATAGAATGAGAGAAATAAATTCGTTTAATAAAAAAGTTATTGAAACATTTGCCTCAAAACAGGCATATCAAAATATTAAAGGACATTATATTCCTATTATTAACGATAGTATGACAGACGAATCGGCTTTAGATTTAGAAAAAAGAAAATATTATATTCAAAAATACGAATTTACAATGATGGGGTTCTTATTAGATGAGGACGAGTTTGAGGTATATCCAGCATTATCAAGAACCTTTCAAATGTTTGAGGTGGACCAAACACCGGTTAAAAGACCAACAAAAAAATCTATACCTATTATACCACCAAAACTTACGTTATCTTATAATGTTGGGGTCACTTCTGAAGAACATTTTTATGAATATACTTGTAATGTCACTGCGTTTGAAACTAATAATGTTACGTCTTATCAGGTTTATATTAACGACGATTTTTATGGTAATGATGTGTTCACAATTCAAATAAACACTGGAGATGTTCTCCGTATTGATATTATTCCTATTGATGTCAACGAACCTTCCAGTATTTTGTTTAGTGAATCACTAATTTAGTTTTCACCATAAACGTCTTTTTTTTCCTTACATTTTTCTAAAATAAGATTTTCTAAAAATCGATACATCTTTATACCACGTTTATCGCAATATTTTTTTAATACTGAATGAACTTCAATATCAATCTTTAAGTTTTTTATCTTCTTAATGTCTTTATCCATAGGGTAGAAAAAAGGTAGAATAAAATCATACCATTATATAAATACTTTTATTTATGTAAAGTTTTTCATGTTTTAACAAGTATTTATATAAAAATAAATAACTAAAAGAAATTTTAAATATGGCAACTAATAGTAAAGTTTTTGTTTCTCCGGGAGTATATACGTCCGAAGTTGACTTAAGTTTTGTGGCACAGAGTGTTGGTGTTACAACTTTGGGAATCGCTGGAGAGACAATAATAGGACCAGCTTTCGAACCTATTTTCATTACGAATTTTACGGAATTCCAATCTGTATTTGGTGGAGTATCACCAGAAAAGTTCGTAAACACACAAATTCCAAAATACGAAGCGGCGTATATTGCACAAGCATACTTACAACAATCAAATCAATTGTTTGTAACAAGAATCCTAGGTTTATCAGGATATGATGCTGGACCATCTTGGTCAATTACAACAATTGCAAATGTTGACCCAAACACAATTGATGTTTGGTGTTTAAGTTCGGTAACAGATTTTAGCACTTGTATAACAACTTGTGTTGACCCTAAAGAATTATCATTTGTTGTTGATTTTACTGGTTGTACTAATGATTCATCAACTATTGGGTATACAACAACATTCCCTGATACAATCGAATCTCAACTATACACACAATATGAAGAATTTAATGGTGGAGTATCAACAATAGATGATCAAATTAAACAATTGGTCTTCAATGTCATTACAGATTCAAATCCTTATATGGCCGAAGATGAATTGATTTCATATTTTGGTTCTATCGCAACAGATGATTATAACACATTACAGGGAGCTGGATGGTCAGCAGAAACAAACGTTTACCAAGTTCCTTCAGTTTCATTTGATAACACATCATTAACGTCTTCGTTAAATGATTCTTGGTATTACTCCCAATTCGCCCACACTGGCGGAACGGCTTATTCAGGATTCTCATTCTTTTCTTATGTGTCAGGTATTACGGCTTACTACCCTAACCCGACACCTACACCACAGGTTTCATCGTCTCCGACGCCAACACCATCATCTGTTAATCCTTGTATTACACCGTCACCATTTACATCACCAACACCAACACCAACACCGGTTAATATAGACTGTTATCAGGGAAGTATTGTTGGTAAGATTTACTACTACACAGGTACTTCATATACAAACTATGATGATGTTGTTGTTACAACCTTAAGATCAAGAGGTATTTCAACATATGCTCCGAATCAACCAGAACCTGCATACCAAGTAACTGGTGTTACAGACGTAACTTTGAATATGTCAGGACAATACTTCGGTGTTGGTAAAAACCCTTATTTACAATTCGCAGTAAATGTGGTTGATAAAACAGGAACAAACTTCACGTTTGAAACCTCATTAAGTCAAAATGATCCAGAATATATTACTAAAGTATTTGGTATTACTAATTTCCAAAAACCAAGAATTACGGTTCCATTATTTTGTGAGGAAGTATTCCAGTCATGGTTAAACTATTCTTGGAATAAAGGATATATTAGAGGTTTAAGTTCTCAATTAGTTGAATTAGACTCTGCGCAAAGTGGTGATATTAACTCAATAGGTTGGTATTTAGATAGATATCAAACACCAAACTCCCCATGGGTTGTATCAGAATTAAGAGGTAATAAAGTTTTTGACCTATTTAGATTCTATACCATTTCAGATGGTGATGGTGCTAACACACTACTTAAATTATCAATTATTAATCAAACATTTAATAATGGAACATTTGATGTCTTAGTGAGGGATTACTTTGATACAGATGCTAACCCTGTTGTTATTGAGAAATTTACAAATTGTACAATGGATCCAGGACAAAACAACTTTATTGGTGTTAAGATTGGAACATTAGATGGTGAATATACTTTAATGTCTAAATACATTATGGTTGAAATTAATGAGGATGCTCCGATAGATGCACTTCCTTGTGGATTCAACGGATATAATTTTAGAAATTATGCTGGAGCCAAATCAGCGTTCCCAATCATTAAAGCAAAATACGATTATCCGGGAGAAGTAGTTTACGATCCACCATTTGGTTTATCATCCGGAAACAATGACGCTATTTTAAGTAGTGGTGATAATGTAAGAAGAACATACTTAGGTATTTCTAATAGTTACGGATGGGATCCTGGTTATTACGAATATGTTGGTAAGAGAAATCCAATCAACTCTTGTGATATTGATAGTGTTCCATTTAACTATAGGTCAGCTGGTTTCCACATGGATATAAATGCAAGTGGTATCACAATCGGACCTGAGTTCTCAACAAGTGGTGATCCAAGATTTGTTTGTGGTAACGCTCAATTTATTACTGATCCGGATTCACCAACAAACCCATACTATAGGTTATTCGCTCGTAAATTCAACTTATTAGTACAAGGCGGATTTGACGGATGGGATATATATAGAGAATATAGAACAAATAGTGATCAATTTTCTTTAGGTAGACCAGGGTTCTTACGAGGAGCTTGTCCAAGTACACTTTACCCATCTGCAACAGGTTGGGGAGCATTTAAACAAATTGCGATTGGTGACGGAACTATGGATTTTGCGAATACTGACTACTACGCATACTTGTTAGGTCAACAAACATTTGCAAACCCTGAAGCAACAAACATAAACGTATTTGTTACACCAGGAATTGATTATGTGAATAATAGTAACTTGGTAGAAGATGCGGTTAACATGATTGAATTCAATAGAGCTGACTCTTTGTATATTACAACAACCCCTGATTACGATTTGTTTTTACCTTCAACTACTGGTGGGGATGGATTAATCTACCCAACTGAAGCGGTAGATAATTTAGAGAACACAGGTATTGACTCTAACTACACTTGTACTTACTACCCTTGGGTGTTAACAAGAGATAGTGTGAACAACACTCAAATCTATATTCCACCAACAGCACAAGTAACAAGAAACTTGGCGTTAACTGACAACATTGCATTCCCTTGGTTCGCAGCGGCAGGTTACACTCGTGGTATTGTTAACTGTATTAAAGCACGTAAGAAGTTAACACAAGAAGATAGAGACACACTTTATAATGGTAGAATTAACCCAATTGCAACCTTCTCTGATGTTGGTACCGTAATTTGGGGTAACAAAACTCTACAAGTTAGAGAGTCTGCTCTTGACAGAATTAACGTTAGAAGATTGTTATTACAAGCTCGTAAGTTAATTTCAGCGGTATCCGTGAGGTTATTGTTTGAACAAAACGACGCACAAGTAAGACAAGACTTCTTAAATGCAGTGAATCCAATCTTAGATGCGATTAGAAGAGACAGAGGTCTTTATGACTTTAGAGTTACCGTTTCCAACGATCCTGAAGATTTAGATAGAAACCAAATGACAGGTAAGATATACATAAAACCTACTCGTTCATTAGAATTTATAGATATAACCTTCTACATTACTCCAACTGGAGCATCGTTTGAGAACATATAAATCGGTTTAAACTACAAACACAAAAGAAAAGGGTGACGAAAGTTACCCTTTTTTGTTAAACAAGATATTTATTAATATGGATTATAAAAATACGGTAAGAGAAATCATTAGTGAGATTATTCACGATCAGATGACCCCCACTATGAAGTATTATGCTTTTGACTGGGATGACAATCTAATGTATATGCCAACCAAAATATATTTAAAGGACGATAAGGGAAATTCTGTTGGTATGTCTACCGAAGATTTTGCGGAACATAGGACTAAGGTCGGTAAAAAACCTTTTAAATATGAAGGACATACTATAGTTGATTTTGATGCCGATTCTTTTAAGAACTTCAGAGTTCCTGGTGATAAGTTATTTATAAAAGATTCTATGACTGCTGAGACAGGTCCTGCTTGGTCTGATTTTGTTGAGGCGGTTAATAACGGGTCAATTTTTGCAATCGTTACAGCAAGGGGACATACCCCATCGGTGATTAGAAATTCCATTTATAATTTAATAAAACAAAACAAACACGGGATATCTTCAAGTGAGTTAGTTAAAAATCTTAAAAAATATAGAGAATTATCAGATGAGGATGATTTATCAGATGATGAACTAATAAATACTTATTTGGATATGTGTAAATATTATCCAGTAACTTTTGGTGAGGGTTCAGCTGCAAATCCGGAAGAATTAAAAGTTAGATATATGAAAGAATTTATGACATATGTTAAACAAATGTCTCAAAAATTACAAGAGAAAGCTTTTATGAAGAATAAAATAAGTAATTATTTTAACCCTTTTATTGGTTTTTCAGATGACGACATAAGAAATGTGAATACAATGAGAAAACATTTTCCAGATAAAGATGAATTAAAGATTTATGCTACATCTAAAAAAGGAAAAGAAGAATATGAATAATAATTAATAACCAGATCTAGTAAGAAGATATTCGAAAAAAAAGTGTAAGTAAATAGAAAAAAAAATTATTACATGTATTTATAATAGAAAAATAAACAAAAAAATAAAAAACAAATAATGGCTGATTTATTAATGAAAATGCCCATACCCTATGAGCCAAAAAGGGAAAACCGATGGATTTTAAGATTTCCTTCGTCACTTGGAATTAATGAGTGGTATGTTGAAACAACGGCTAGACCAAAATTAACCATTGCTTCAACTGAAATTCAATTCTTGAATACTTCAACATATGTTGCGGGAAGATTTAAATGGGAACCAATTTCTGTTAAGTTTAGAGATCCAATCGGACCTTCAGCGTCTCAAGCGGTTATGGAATGGATTCGTCTATGTGCGGAGTCTGTAACAGGTAGAATGGGATATGCTGCCGGATATAAAAAAAATGTTGATTTGGAAATGCTTGATCCAACAGGTGTTGTTGTTGAGAAATGGATTATTGAGGGAGCTTTCCTTACAGGTTATGATGGTGGGTCTTTATCTTATAGTTCTGACGCTATTGCGGGTATCACTTCTTCTATACAAATGGATCGTTGTATATTAGTTTACTAAATTAATACATACCCCTTTACGATCAAATTAAAAATCTATACTCTTAATGTGTATGGATTTTTCTTTTTTACTCTATATAATTTTTAATATTTACTAAAAATAACATAATCTTATTTTTAAAATAAAAAGAACTATATGGAACAAGATGCTTACTCGGCAGGACAAGCCGAATTTAATTTACCACACGATGTAATACAATTACCTAGTCAAGGTATATTTTACAAATCAAAAAAGAAATCAATAAAAATTGGGTATTTAACCGCTACAGATGAAAATATTTTAGCCGATATTGATTCAAGAAAAAACATAAATGAGGGTATTATTTTACCTTTATTAAGGAATAAGGTCTTTGAAAAAGATTTAAGACCTGAAGAACTTTTGGATGGTGACATTGAGGCAATCTTATTATTTTTAAGAAACACTTCTTTTGGTCCTGAATATACGATTAATGTTATTGACCCAAAGACTGATGAATCTTTTACTACAAAAATTTTATTGGACGAATTAAATTACAAGAAAACAACAGAAAAACCTTTAGAGGATGGAACATTTGAAACGACCCTTCCTGTTAGTAAAAGAAAAGTTAGATTAAAACTTTTAACGATTAAGGACAAAATTGAAATTGACCAACAATTAAAATCTTACCCTTCAGATAGAACCCCACCTACAATTACAACTAAATTAATGAAACATATTGTATCAATAGATGGTGATGAAGACAGGGTAAAAATCTCAATTTTTGTTGACCAAATGCCAATATCCGATTCTAAATATATTAGACGATTTGTTTTCGATAATGAACCAAGACTTGATCTATCAAAAGAAGTTATCGCCCCGTCAGGAGAAAAAGCAGTTGTGAACATTGCTTTTGGGGTGGAATTTTTTCGGCCTTTCCTATCAATATAAGACAACTATTTTGGACGAGTTCTATTATTTCTCAAAAATATTTAGAACTCAATACTCTGAATTTTATGCCATGCCAACCTATGTTCGTAAATATTTAATTGGAAAATTTGTTGAGGAAGGACAAAACAAAAAATAAAATATTTATATAGTAAAAGAATGTTATTATGACACCTGCAGAACAAAAGGAATTTGATGAGTTATTAAAGTTAAGTAAGGAGATGAGAAAAGAAAATGAAAGTTTAAAAACTACAATATCTGAATCCAACGATGGTACAAGTGAGGTAATTGGGGACAAAACTTTAACTTGGAATTTAGGTTTAACTAATCTTGAAAAAATTGCAACAAACGCAGCAAATGCATTATCGGAAACATATAATATTTTAGGTAAAACTAGTGGGGAGGCTTTTGGCCAGTTGGATGAATTAGGGACCAGCCTCCAACAAAATTTTGGGGCGTCAAAAGCAAGACTTGACGAATTTAGGTTTTCCATAGCGGAAACATCTCCTGAGTTAGTAAAAATGGGACTATCTGAAAAGGATGCTGTTACTAATTTTGCTTCTATCGCAAAAAGTTTAGGTACTGCCGCAAGTATTGGTAATGAAGCGATAATTGAAATGTCCGCAGCCGCTCAACTCACAGGTCAAGATGTTGGTACATTATCGGCCAATTTTAGAGAAGTCGGAGTTTCAATTTACGACGTTGGTGACCAAATGAAGGATGTTGCTAATTACGCTAAAAGCGTTGGTCTTTCGGTTGGTGCAGTTTCAAAAGGAGTTGTTGATAACCTAGGTAAAATGAATCTATATAATTTTGAAGGAGGTATTAAAGGTTTAACGTCAATGGCGGGTCAAGCGGCTAGATTAGGCATTAGTATGGAGGCGGTATTTAGGACAACTGAAAATCTTATGGATCCCGATAAAGCAATTACTATGTCTGCCGCATTACAAAGGTTAGGTGTTACGTCAAGTGCATTATTGGACCCACTAAAGGCTATGGACTTAGCTCAAAACGATCCTGCAGCACTTCAAAATGAAATGGTAAATATTTCAAAAGAGTTTACTAAGTTTAATAAAGAAAGTGGTCAAATGGAGATAATGCCAGGTGCAAAACGTAGATTACGTGAGGTTGCCGACGCAATGGGAATGACATCTGAAGACCTTGCAAAAATGTCAATAAATGCCGCAGACTTTGATAGAAAAATGTCACAGATTGAATTTCCAGAATTAGCCAAAGATCCGCAAACAAAAGAAATGATTGCGTCTATGGCCCAACTTAAAGATGGTAAGGCAACGATTAACGTTAAAAATGAACAAACAGGTATAGTAGAACTTAAACAAGTTGATCAACTTACATCAAAAGATATTGATAGTTTAAAAAATGCTCAAGACGACTCAAGTAAAAGTATTGAAGAATTAGCAATTGATCAATTAAGTGAATTAGAACAAATTAAAAACTATAACGCAGCTCTAATAGATTCTGCTAAATTTGGTAGAGCGACGGTACCCGCATTAAGTAAATTATTTTATGGTCTTAAAGGTATCGAAAAAAGTGTTGCAAGTAATACGTCTAATGCCGTTACAACAGAAGGGATTAGAGGTACTGTTGGGTCTATTGCCCAACCTGTTGAAGACGCCGCAGTTGGGTTATTAAAAGGTGATGCGGCTGCGTTAACAAAGGCAGGAACAGACTTAGTTGTAAATATTAAAAATTTAACTGAAGACGCATTAGGTGGGTTAGTAAAAGTTTCGGGTAACGTAATTGAGGATACAAAAAATATATTGATAGAAAATTATGGAAAAAACTCTGAGACTAAATCAACAAGTGATGTTAATATGAAACTTGACGTTAATGTAAATGGTGGTACCAATATGACAAAAGAAGAAATACATAACATTGTTTTAGAGATGTTTAAAGATACAAAAGTTAAATCAGAATTAATGAACGGATCAAACTACGCGCCGGTAGCAACTGTGGGAGCAAAAAATCAATAACCCGATTAAAAATCAATAATATTGTATTTATAAAATAAACATATGTCAGATAGTTCATTATCATTTGGTAATTCATCGGTATTTAGAAAACAACTGTTAGTTAAGAATCTAGTCCCGTATAATGTTCCGGGGGCCTATACGTCACCAGGAAATCCAATTGACTACGAAACCGTATTAACCGTATCAAATGTTGCCGATTCACCAAATAATTTAGTATCAACAAATTTATTTGCTAATGAACTATATCCGTTAAACGAATTTGGACCAGAAGGAGGATTCTCCACCCCAATCGGGATCAATAGCGTGGCCTCAACAAACAATCCGGAAGGAACCAATCAAGGTCCTTATGCCCCACAAGACACACAATTAGATGTTATAAACGAATTCTTTATTGAATCTGCCTACGTTACTAATAAATTTGGACCTTCAGGTGGATATAAAGACCTTGTCATCATAACTGATATAATAGGTAACGGAAATATTTATCAACCATATTGGGATCCAGGATATTATAGTTATTCATCATACTCAACATATAGTATTGTCTTCCAAGATGATCCAACAGGATCTAATGGGTTATTATCTTCAGATACATATTTGGCAAAAATTGGGGCATCACAATTAAAATTTGCATTCAACGAAAGAATTGCTCAAGAGATATCACAAGCAACTATAGGGTCAATAAATTTAGATACGATAACAGACCCATTTTCAGCAAGTTTATTGGCGACGGGACAACAACCATTCTTTATTAGAAATTGGAAAATTACCGTACCTGAGAACCCAATATTGGCGGCAGTATCTTTAGCGAATAGACTTACAGGAACTTATTTTCCTGTATCGTTTATACCTGGAGATTATTTTGATAATGACCAACCCGTTAATGCGGCTCAGACTATTGCGGCCTTAGGGGTGCCAAACGCTTTAACAGGTGGGTTATTAGCTCCGATATTAACTAAATTTAGAAACCCTTCCGAAATATTCGTTGCTAACACAGGTAACGGACAAAGATCGGCATTATTTTCCGCTTTAGATTATAATATATATAGACCTTCATATAATAGAGGTATTATTGGTGGTTTAATAGCTGGTGTTGAGAACTTATTAGATCAGGATAAACCACAGAGTGGTGGTTATTATGTTGGTAGTAAAGACTCTGAACCATCACAAATTGATGGTCCGGCAAATCAAGTACCTGTTAATGCTTTTGGAGTACAACTAGAATCTATTGTTTATGGTCCACAAGAATTGGGGATATTATATGAGGGTAATGATGAACTAATTAAGTTTGGATTAAAAGGTAAATCATATAGTGATGGTGGTGGTACCGCAGGTCAATTAGTTTGGACATCACCAAAATATAAGGGAAATGCTGGGTTCCACGCAACAGCTGGTGGTGGTAACGGTAGTATGGATAGTGAATTTAACATGATTACTGGGGATTACTTACAATACCAATCCACAGAAATTCCATTTAAACCTGGATCAATACTTGCCAATACTCAAGCTTTAATAAATTCTGCAGATCAGGTACAAGGTCAAGCAAGACTAAAACATGTTGGTACTGCAATCAACCAAGTTTCTAAAGTTTTTAATGATGGTTATAAAGAGATAACCAAAGGTTCTGGTGTTCTTTCATATGTAAACCAAGCAGATGGAACCCAAGCGGGAATTGAATACTGTAGAATCTTCCAAAAGGATACTCCTTATTTAACATATGCCGACCTACAAAAAACTGACGGTATAACAAAAGATGGTAGAAGAGCTGACTATTCAATTTTAGATAACACATATAACTTAAACATTGCCCCATTAAAAAATCCTGGATCAACAAATATCGTTGATGGTAAAGTTAAAAAATATATGTTCTCCATTGAGAACTTAGCTTGGAGAACTTCAGATAGACCTGGATTCACATATGATGAGTTACCTGTTTGTGAGAAAGGACCTAATGGTGGGCGTATAATGTGGTTTCCACCATATAATATTAAATTTTCCGATTCGACAAAACCCGATTTCAATTCAACGACATTCTTGGGGAGACCCGAACCAATTTATACATATAAGAATACAAGTAGAAGCGGATCATTAAGTTGGACTATCATTGTAGATAACCCTTCAGTGATGAATACAATTATTGAAAAACAAATGAAGGGGGCAACAAAAGAGAGAGTCCAAAGTATTGTCGATTCATTTTTTGCTGGATGCACAAAATATGACTTGTATGATTTGGCAATTAAATTTAATACAATACCGGCCAAAGATTTATATACTTATCAACAAATATTAAATAACCCAAGATTAACGGTAGAAGAACAACAAATAGTTATTGAATCAATACCGCAAACCGCTGAAGGCACAGTAGGGACATCGACAGGAAATGCCGCAGGGGTTGACCCACCTTTAAATACGGGTAATGCTGGTACGGTAACAGTTGCTGACCCAACACCACCAGATTTGAATAAATTTGAAGGTTTAGGGTTTTATTTTGATAATGACATTCCTGGTACAAATCCTAATACAACTGCGGCACAACCATTTAATGTTTATTATAATACATATCTTGGACAAAAAAGCGTTTACCAAACAAAAGCACCTGCAAAGGTTGATAACGCTGGAACTATATATTCCGCAAGTAGCATACCCAACTTCTTTACAGATGTTGTTGAGAGTAATTTTACTGTGATCCAATCAGAACTATTAAAAGAAATTGATGATGTTTTAGTTAAATCTAAAGGTTCAATAACAATTGAATTGGTTGGTTCAGCATCTGCTCCGGCTACCGAATCTTACAATGTTGCATTATCTAAAAGAAGAAATGATTCAGTTCTTAAATGGTTTTTAGCTCAACCTTTAAGTGGGGGAACACAAACAATCAAAACATATGCCGATTTAGGTAAGTTTAAAATTACTTTTGATTCTAATGGAGAAGAGATTGTTATTCCAAAAAATCAAAAATTACCACTAACTACAGCATCAACCGGTAATGATATTAGTGTTAATTCCACAAACAACGGAACTGTATTAAATGCGGATCTTAACTGTCGTACAACAACTAAAAGGATAAATACCGCCGGACAGATTGTGGATTCATATAATGCTCAAGTTTATAGTATACCTGCGATGGGATGTAGGAGAGTTGCTATTAAAAACATTGATGTTGTAATACCACCTGTTGATCCCATTATTCCTGTAGAAGTAGTCACAACGCCTGACCCAACTAAAGAAGTGAGTAATGTGTCAGTCCCATTAACCGCAACTACACAAAGCATTAAACCTGAAGCTAAGTTAACGGTAGAACAAAAAATTAAAGAAGGAATCTCTAAAAAAATATTAAGAAACCTTTTCAGTGAATGTGATTACTTTGAGGTTATTAAGGAATCTAACCCAATGGTTTATGACACAATTAAAGATAAAATTAGATTCTTTAATCCGGCATTTCACTCAATGACACCTGAAGGATTAAATGCGAGACTTACATTCTTAAATCAATGTACGAGACCGGGACAAACCATACCTGTTATAGGTCCTGATGGAAGACCAAAATACAATGATGCGTTAAACACATCATTTGGAGCACCACCAATATTGGTATTAAGATTTGGTGACTTTTACCATTGTAAAATTGTTCCAATAGACATTAGTTTCAATTATGATGGGTCACCTTTAGATTTAAACCCAGAAGGCATTGGCGTACAACCTATGATATGTAATGTAACGATGTCATTTAATATAATTGGAGGTATGGGACTTAAAGAACCAGTTCAACAATTACAAAACGCACTTTCATTTAACTACTACGCAAATACTGAAATATATGATGAGAGAGCGGTCGCAACTGAAGATACAAGCAAGTTGGATAAATATGTTGTTGAAAAAATAAATGGAGCTCTACCAATTGTAAGCACCTCAAATGCTGCGGTTGTTAATAGTGTGCAACCTAAAAAGGGTCAAGGAACTATTGGATCAATAACCGATCCAACAACAATGGATTATACGACATTATTAACGTCGTTACAAGATAAGTTGGTTGAGTATTTTAACGCATATACCGACATGTTAGAAAAAATAACAACGGATTATAATTATGGTGTATTACAATTAGCGTCAAAAGATAGGTCATATACTAAGGGAGTTCTTTCTGAGTATGTTGACCCAACTGATGTTGAAATATATGGTAAGTCAAATAAATACCTACAATACACAGAAGATTTAATCGCTAAAGTTAAGAAAGATATCGATAGTGGTGATACGCCTATTTTAGTTGGTTTGAAGAACGACCAATTAACTAATAAACAAACCAGAGAGTTAAAAGAAAAATTAACAACAAACGCAACTAATCGACAGACAGCGATATTAGACTTAATACAAAACAACACTCAAAATTTAATAACAATACAACAAGATTTAAATTACATATTTAGACAAATGGATATGGTTGTATACCAAACTGATGGTGTGTTGTTAGATACAAATGAACCTACGGTTTATCAATTAAGTGGTGACACTTTATTTGGTCCGGTAACAACATCTGGAAGCATTAAATATGTTTATTTGGGATCAGAACCTGGTTGTATTAAAAGAACAATTAATGACTTTAATGCTGATGTTAATTACTATATTGGGTTAGATTTGTATCAAAAAAATAGTTCAACTATCGGTAATGATGGATGTTCTTTTAATGTAAACATTATTAATTGTGAGGAAAATAGATTTTATATTGCATTCTCTCCCTTATTTACAAAAGAAGAAAATTTAACAATTTTTATAAATGAACTAACTAGTGGGCCTGAAATTAAGTCAAACCCTGGATTGGTTGAAAGAATAAAGATAGTTTGTAACGATTTAAAAGTTAAATATGATATCATTAATGCTTCATTAGTTAAGGAAATTGACAACTTAAAGACTGATACAACTTCTTTTGCTTATCAAAATGCGGTTAAATATAAATTACCCGAAACAACGGTAAAAACTTGTAATTATGTTACACCACCAACAGATGATGTTAACCAAAGAACGAAAAGAATAAAAGATTTATACTCAAGTAAAAACTTGAATAATAATGATAAGTTTAACGGAAAAGTAACCTTTAATTAAAATGGCAGAACAATATTGGAATAGATATACAGATTTTTTAATAAACGGACAAGAGACGGTTGTTCCTTATGTGAACCTACCGGCAAAGAGTTCGGACAAAAATTACATATATATTGTTGGTCAATCTAGATTAGATAAAGCATCCCAACAATTTTATGGAACACCATACTTCGGTTGGTTAATACTAATGGCAAACCCACAATTCACCGGATATGAATTTGCCATTCCGGATGGTGCGGTATTGACAATTCCATTTCCTTTAGTAGCTTCTTTACAAGATTATAAAAATGTTATAAATAATCAGTTTTTCTATTATGGCAGATAACGGTGAAAATATATTAGTTGAGTTTGATTACGATAACATTACACTTATAGACCCAAATAAGCTTGTTGACGATCAAGGTAATGTAAAAGATAGGTTAGTTAAACAAGAGGATTTAGTTTATTATGTGAACCTTGAATGTAATGTCTTACCAAGAACAAAGTTAGCCGTTGGAACTGCGATGAATGATTCTCAAAGGACTATATCGGTAGGTAAAATCAATTTTTTAAATCCAGGATTTAAAACTTTTATGGATAACGCTTGGGCTGATGAGTTAACAGGAAAAAACACATTACAAGGTAAAGGTGTAAACCAACCAAGTCTAACCTCGGTTAAGAACCCAAACAAATCTGATGACTATTATATAACCCAAAATCTATCATCAAACGGGACACCTGGTGCTGTTGATAATGGGCTTTTGGGAATGAAATCGGTTAAAGTAAGTGTTGGACTTGATTTCTTACCCGTTGTTGATGTTGATTTGGAAGACGTTAAAGGTAGGGCTTTGTTTGAGGGTGGAAATAATTCTCCATATGCTGCTTTTTTCCAACTACCATATCCACAATTTACTCTAACAATTAAAGGTTACTATGGTAAGGCGGTTAAGATGCCAATAATGTTACAATCTTTTACGTCTACTTTTGATCCGGCTACACACAATTTTCAAGTTAAATTGAAATTTTATGGGTATAAATATACCCTACTATCCTATATTAATTTTGGAGCCTTAATGGCGGTACCCCACATGTATAACAATAAGGTGTCCCAAACAACAAGAACTGCAGAGCAAGGTAATGCAAATGACGCAACTACACTAGCAACACCAACCATCGTTAGTAGAGGGTATCAAAAGATGAAGGAAATTTATTCAATTTATAAATCTAAAGGATTAATAGATGATAATTTTCCCGAAATAACACTTAATCAATTAAAATATCGATTATCAAATTTTATTAAAGATATTTTAGACAAGTTCGCAAAAGAAAATTTGGGATCATTAACTGAAATGACAAATTATACAAACGAACTTTTAGGGTTCCAACAAAAAGTTTTTATATATACGACATCTTGGTATAACAAATATATGGACACTAAGAATCCTATCGTTTTAAAATCAACAGGTGAAAGCGTATATAATTTTAAAAAAGAACTTAACCCAGAAAAAAGAGAAGCCGCTATTGCCGAATTAGGTGGGTATCTAACAAATTATAACTTAAAATTAAGTGAGAATAAAATCTTTGGAATAAAAGGAAGTTATACCGTTGGAACAACTGTGATCCCATCAGAGATACCTAATAGTATTACCATAGATACTTTAACAAGAAAAATAGCTTCTCAATCCGATGTGGACTTTGAAAAAACTTATTTATCTCAACAAAATACCACACAAGGTACAATAGACCCAATTAAGTTTGAAACATTTAAAACTAATTTATCGACCGATATACTACTTGCGATTCAAGCAAGATTATATTATTTTGATGGACCAAATTCATTTATGTCTATAACTAGTGATATGGCAAAACAAGCCTCCACCATTAGGAATAATTGTGAAAAATTAATTACTGAAAATTTGGCAGCAAAATTTAATGACCCAAAGAACGGTCTTGGTTTTATGCCCTCAATACGAAACATACTTGCAATTTTTTATTGTCAAGGGGAGGCGTTTCTTGGTTTATTGGATGAAGTTCATAAAAAGGCTTGGGATCAAAGGGAAAACCCATATAGAAGAGCCGCAATATTTGGAAATATAACAACAGCACCAAGCGTTGACGTAAAAACCTCAACACAAAATAATGAACCTATTTATCCGTGGCCGCAGGTAATACAGGAAACTATTGGGTCAGATAAACAAGAAAAGTTTGAAGTAATATATCCTGGGGCTCAAAATGTTGCTAGTGCGTATAGGGCTTATAATCCTGAAATTTGGCCTGAAGTTGAATTTGTTGAACAATTTATTAAAGGATATACCGAACGATTAAATAGTGACGATAAAGGGGGTGAGAGTAACGTTATTGACACCCAACCTTCAAGAATTTCATTAAACGCGATTGATTTTCCAGTTACAAACGAAGTATTCCAAAACAAAGAAGAATCAAAATATTATTATGAAATATATGAGAGAATTTTAGTAAACTCATTATATAGTAGAATGAATAGGATGAGTGGATATGATCTTAGCGTCTATGAGGCGGAAGGTGATGATGAAGCCACAAACGTATTAAAAAGTTTGGGAACCGATAACCCATTTTTATCTAAAAAATTAAAAGAATATTTAGTTGACGGGGCTAATTTTGTTCCATTCTTAAGACATATATCAAACGAAGGTCAGGGGGATAGTTGGCAATCATTTATTAGGGGGGAATTTGTAACCCCATATCTTAAAAATGAATCACAAAACCCAAATTTGTTATATAATTCGGATTTGATTCAATCACTTAAATCCCAACCTAACCTTTCATTATCAAATACTAAGAATTTAAATAACTTAGAACAGTATTTTGCAAATTCATCTTCATCAAATAAGTTTGATTTTACCGATACATACCCACTAAGTAATTTAAAATGGGATAAAGATAATCTAGCGTATGGTAAATATTTAAATAATGTTGAAGAATCTTTTGATACAAAAATGGTTTTATCTTATAACAACATACATAAGACATTAACCAACTTTTTAAATTCCGACACAAATAACGATAAGAGACCATTTACACATTTTAATTTTGAAAATACAATAGTTACTCCGACAACTGAAACTCTAAAGGATTTTTATGACACAAGAAAATATGAGGATCAAGTTGTTACTGAGGGTAATTTAGAGTATGTAAATTATACTAATAATTGGTTTACACCAAATCAAACAACGTCAATGTTGAATACCCCATATTTTATAAATGCAATACAACAGGGGGTATTTAATTTTAGATATAAACAAGGGGACAAATATCCATATAAAACAGCTGCTTATTTATTTTTAAATAGTTTACCACTTGGTACTTTAAGAGAAAAATATAAAACGTTAAAAGACGGAGCGGTTTCCGATTTGGATTACATATTATCAACACTAAAGAAGTTTGGTGCGGTTCATAAATTACCATACTCTTGGATATTAAAATATGGGGCTATTTGGCACAGATACAAAGTTTATAAAGAAAGTGGTGAAGACATATTAGATCCTGTATGGAAAAACTTTAATTATTTAGAAAATTGGGATCCAGTTAATTCTGCAGCAACAAAAAGTTTTAATTTACTTATTGATGGAACACAAAGAGACATTGTTTTAGAAAACACGACAGGTACTCAACCATTTACAGATATTAATACGGGATTTTATCCACAATTAACGGACGACTTTAACGTATTTTTACAAGGGTTGAAATTGTTTAGTGGTCAAACACAAGTTACGGGTAAATGTGTAATAACGCCAATAAGTGGTGATTGCACAACTTTTGACGTTTCGGGAACTTGTTCTATGAGCGGTACTGTTTTAACTGTTAACACAATAGATTATGATTTTATCAAACCAAATGTTCTCATACAATTACCCTCCTTAAGTGCGACAACAAGTATATTGTCCCAAATATCTGGAGTATCAGGTGGAACGGGAACTTATATTATGCCGGTTTCTATAACTGCAACAAACATAAATTTTGTTATAAAAAGTTATGCTAAAATAACTAATCTTACAAGTAGTGGAATCACAAGTGGGACTATTATTGTTGGACCATCAACTAATGGACCTTTAACTTTGGGGGTTCAGGTAACTGGAACAACAAACGATAATGGAACATATTTAATTACACCAACCACCGCAATTACGTCAAACTTTATTGTTGCCAACTCACCATTAAAGGTTACTGCGATTGATAGTAATATATTATCTGCTAACACAATATTAAATGGTGCGTCTTTAAATGGTAATGTAACCATATTAAGTCAGTTGTCAGGTGTAAATGGAGGAATTGGAACTTACTCAATATCTTCAGGTCAAACCGCAACGACATCAAACTTTGTTGTTGCAAATGCTTTTCTACAAGGAATTGGATCATCACAGATACAACCACTTATTACTTCGGGTAAATTAAAACTAATTAATACGACTAACTCAACCATATTTGAAACTCCAGGTTTTGACCCCAATAATGGTCAAAGAAGTATGAGGGTCACACCATGGTCTGTTGTTGTTAGAACGACAGATGGGACTGGTTATTATACCTTACCTTCATTTGGGTCTAATATAAATCAAACAAAAGTTGAAGCATTTAAAAATGGGACAATGAAAGTTGAATTATTAAACAACAACGCAATGTTTAATGGTTCAGTTAGATTATTCTGGAATGCACCACAATATGGTTGGTTTGATAATGATAAGGTTGTTAAAAATAATCCCGAAACATATATGAAGGAAATTTTTAATACAGAAAAACTACAACAAAACTTTTTAATTACTGGTAACCAAACAAAATATACGAATATTGAGGAATTATTTACGACCTTTGATATTCAGACATTAGATAGTTTTGAATCTGAATTTTTAAATTTTAGTAGGTCAATTTATGATTATGTTGACACATTACCAACAACTACCGGTAGTCAAAGTCTACAACTTTTAAATCAGATGGCAAATCCAAATGCGACCACAGAACTAATATCTGATAAGGGAAATAAGAATTTTCAATACTTAATGAGAGAATTACTTAAAGTTAAAACACCAACTGGAACATCGCCAGAAACAGTTTTATCTAGCGTTATAACAAGTCAAAATGATAACTTCCAACAGATATTATCAAATTTTGTTAATTATAATGTCGTATTTAAATATGGTAACCCATCTATGTTTGATAGACGATTGTTTTTAACGTTTTCAAATAAATTCCTTGAAGACCCAATTATTTATGGTCCTTATGAAAATGGAACATTACCAACACAAGGTGGATCACTTACATTGTCAAACTCTAAACAACAAAATCCGGAAACTTGGAAAGCGTTAGAGTATTATGTTGGTAACTCAACAATACCTAAATTAATATATTCCAATAATGGTTCATATATAACTGATTTTTTTGTTGATCTAAACGTACAGTTTAATGAAAAAAATGTAGCTGACTTTGCACCTTTAATTAAGATATATGCAAGTCAAAAGTTAGTTGATAATAATCTAAATTTAACCAAATTCTATGGGTTGATGAATGCTTATTTTGATCAATCAGATGCTTACATATTTAATGTAATTAATGTTATGATGCCTCAGGTTAGGAAAGAATTACCAACCGTTTTTATTGAAGGTGATGGATCAACAAATAGAGCCGGTCTTGAAGCTGGATTTACAGAACAAACAAGGACTGAATTGTGGGAAACGTTTAAAGCGTTAAATGATACTTGGATTTCTGGTTATGATTTTAAAAACAAAACATTATTTGAGGATGTTATGTTAGTTGATAGGGCGAGTAGAAATGTTGGGGATAAAATACTTGTTGATATATTTGAAATACAAAATCTAATTGAGGGTGGGACATACAAAAACAACTTGTTGGATATAGTTACAACAATTTTAGTTCAAAATAACTTCCAACACTTCATGCTACCGTCCTATGTTAATTTTTACAATGTTCAGGATGCATTAAAAAACCCAACCCCAAAACCTGATGGGTCTTTAGATTTTGCTAATACATTGTTTGGAACATTCTTAAATGTAGATTATAGAAATAGTTCGCCTAAATTTTTATGTTTCTATGCTAACAAACCAAGTGAACATTTGGATATGAAAGATAATATTGATTATAGGTATAGGGATGACGCTTTCGACCTCAGAAGGGCAAGTGATAACCCCTTAATTGAAAATCAAATGGATAAAAAAGATTGGGCTAACTCAAATAAAGTCGTTGGTTTTAATATTGATATTACATCACAAAATCAACAAATATTTAAACAATTTAGTATTAGTCAAACACCTGGTAAACCCACATCAGAATCTTTAGAGATGTTAAATCAAATGTCAAATATGAGTAGAAATACAAGATCATCAACACAAAGTGTTTCTCTATATAATTTATATAAAAATAGAAGTTATGAATGTTCCGTTGATATGATGGGGTGTGCGTTAATACAACCTATGATGTATTTTAACGTTAGAAATATACCAATGTTTAGTGGGCCATATATGATTAGAAGTGTGACTCATAATATTACGGAAAGTGGGTTTGAAACAACCTTTGATGGGTCAAGACAACCATTCTATAGTTTACCAAGAATTGATAATTTCTTACAAACATTGAACGTAAAGTTATTATCAACAATTGAGGCTAAAATTAAAGAGAAAGAACAGAAAAATTTAAATAGTTCGGATAATATTTTGAACCAACAAGAAAATGTGTTAGCAAATATTAAATCTGACGAACAATTAACTAAAAACCAAGATTGTGCATTGTCAGCAAACCCAAGATATTACCAATATACGGTAATTGATGTGCCAGCTCAAACATCTAAAACAAGTAGAGAATTATATAATGGTATTAATGCGTATTTATCATCTATTGGTCTTGTTGACGACAAATTAGTTCTACAGTCATTAATCATGTTTACCTTTATTTATGTTGATTCTGGAAATTCCACAGGTATATCGGCATATGAAAATAATTATAGTACAATTGATTTAACCCAAACATATGGGGATGCGTTTACAAGTTATATTGATAAAAAATACTATTGTGTTTCTAGAGGAACTAATAGAAATCTTCCTATTGCAAAGTTTACATCATTCGATACTTTTATTCAGTTTGTTTTTGAAAGAACAAAAGGATTGGTGGATACGTTTACGTCAACTGTTGGAAATAGTGGAACCGCTCAAAGTTCAATAGATACATTAGCTGAAATTTATGTAACTTACTACCCAATAAAACAAAATCAAGATGTTTGGTCTAAGATGTCCGAACAAAATGTGGACTTGGTTAAACAGGAATTTAAAGAGGCTTTTAATTTATTTGATTCGTTGAAAGGTTAAACTTTCAACATAACGAGATATTTATAATAAAAAATAATATGAACACTAAATTAATATTAGACAACTATCTTGGTAAAAACACAAGAGTGTCTGAAAAAGACATGGGAAATGGAACAAAAGAAGTTTGTGACCTAGATACTGGCGATTGCTATACCCTAAGAATGAAAGATGGTCTTATTGAAAGGGTTGACAATACAAAGAGAGCATTTAAAAAAATACAAGTAGAGACCACACATGGTATAAAAACATTATTAAACGGATAAGATGGGAATTGATGACAAAATAATAAGAGAGATAACGAGATATAACTCTATTAACAAATATATAATGGAACAAGACGCTCCACCACCTATTGATCCAGCGGCGGGAGCACCACCTGTAGATCCAGCGGCGGGAGCACCACCTGTAGATCCTGCGGCACCGGCCCCACCACCACCACCTGCAGATGGAGCGGCACCGGCCCCTATAGATATTAGTAACGATCCAGATGTTGAGGAAATTGGAGGTGAAGGTGAGGGAGAATCCGAAGAAATTGATATTACCGACCTAATTGATAGTCAAAAAACGATGGCTGACAAACAAGAAGAATATTTTACTAATCTTTTTGACCAGATTAAATCTATGGAACAAAAACTTGGTGAGATGGATAGTCTTGTTACTAAGATTGATGGTTTGGATGCTAAACTTGAAAAATATAGACCTAAAACAGCTCAAGAAAAACTAGAATTAAGGAGTTTGGATTCAGGTCCTTACAAACAAAGTTTATCCGACTTCTTTGTTGATAAAAAAGATGAAATGGAGGCATCGGGTAAAAACGAATATGTTTTAACTCAAGATGATGTTGAGAATTTTAGTCCTAGTGACATTGAAAAATCCTTTAATCAACCAATGGAGGATGAAGATGATGAACTATTAAACAGATATAATTCATAACATATAAGGTCGAAATTTTCGACCTTTTTTTTTTATTTAAACGGCGACAAACATTTGACTAAACACTTTCTTACACTTATATTTTACAAATAAACTTTTAATTAAATTACAACATGGCGACAAACAATGTTTTAGATGCAGTTTTGGCTCAGTATGAGAGCTCAAAACAAGGTGGTTCTTCTGGCACCTCAAAATTCACACAAGAAGAAAGAATGAAAAAATATTTCGCAGCCCTTTTAAAGGACAACGAGAAACAAGGTCAAAAGACAATTCGTATTTTACCTACAACTGATGGATCATCACCCTTCAAAGAAGTTTGGTTCCACGAAATAAGTGTTGATGGTAAATGGCAAAAATTTTATGATCCAGGAAAAAATGATAACGAACGTTCACCTTTAAACGAGGTTTATGAGGAACTTATGTCAACAGGTCGTGAATCAGACAAACAATTGGCAACACAATATAAAGCTCGTAAGTTTTATATCGTTAAAGTAATTGATCGTGATAACGAATCCGACGGAGTTAAATTTTGGAGATTTAAACACAATTACAAACAAGAAGGAATTCTTGACAAAATTATTCCAATTTGGAAAGCAAAAGGAGACGTTACCGATCCAGATAATGGGAGAGACTTAATACTTGAATTAACTAAAGCAAAAACTCCAAAAGGGGCAACTTACACAGTAATTCAAACGGTTATGTATGACGATCCGGCACCAACACACGGAAATAAAGAAACTATGGATTCTTGGGTAAATGATTCATTAACTTGGGAGGATGTTTATTCTAAAAAACCGGTTGAGTATTTAGAGGCGATCGCAAGAGGAGAAACACCACGATGGAGTTCTGAAAAGGGAGGATTTGTTTATTCAAATGACTCTGAGGAAGAAACATCAATGGGTGGATCAAAATCTATGGCATCTACAACAAAAACAGTTAACAAAACTGTAGACCCACAAGTTAGTTCTGATGTGGATGAAGATCTACCATTCTAATTTTAATTAAAAAAAGATAACGGGAGCAGTTTATTGTTCCCGTTTTTTTATGTATATTTTATAAAACAATTATTAATTATTATGGCATTGAAAAAGAAAGAATTTAGTTTAGATACAATAAAAAGTAAGTTTTCCACCAAAACAAAATATAAACCTGAAAGTTTTTATAATCTTGGTGAAGCCTTTTTAACGTCATCTGGATTGCCTGGACCTATAATGGGGGGTATAAATATGTTTTTAGGGCATTCAAATACTTCAAAAACAACGGCAATGATATTGGCGGCGGCGGACGCACAAAAGAAAGGTCATTTACCTGTTCTTATTATTACTGAGAAAAAATGGTCTTGGGAACATGCGATTGAATTAGGTTTACAGGCGGAGAAAAACGAACTTGGTGAGTATGATGGTATGTTTATTTTTAATGATTCATTTGATGTGATTGAACAAGCAACTGAGTTTATTAATGAAATACTTGATTCTCAAGAAAAAGGTGATATACCTTATAACTTATTGTTTTTATGGGATAGTATTGGTAGTGTTCCTTGTCAGATGACTTTTGATGGAAAAGGTGGTGGTATGCACAATGCTAAGGTACTTGCTGATAAGATAGGGATGGGAATTCATTCAAGGATCTCAAAATCTAAAAAAGAAGAATATCCATATTATAATACTCTTGTAATTTTAAATCAACCTTGGGTATTACTTCCTGATAACCCATTTGGACAACCAGAAATAAAGGCTAAGGGTGGTGAAGCAATATGGTTAGCATCATCATTAGTATTTTTATTTGGTAATCAGAAAAAAGCGGGTATTAGTCACATTGATGCCACTAAGAACGGTAGAAAAGTGTCGTTTGCAATTAGAACAAAGATTTCTATATTAAAGAATCATGTTAATGGTCTTGGATATAAAGATGGAAAGATCATTGCGGTACCACAAGGTTATATTGCGGACACAAAAGAATCTTTGGATAACTACAAGAAAGAATATTCAGATTATTGGGAAACAAAATTAGGGTATTCAGATTATTCTTTGGCCGAATCTGATGATGACATTGACGAATAATATAAAAAATACAAATGATTAAAACTCTTGTTATTGATGGTAACAATCTACTTAAGATTGGAATTTGTGGGGTCAAAGATTTTTATAATAACGGAGAACATGTTGGTGGAATTTGGCATTTCTTAAACACAACCAGAAGATTTTTGGATGAAGTAAATTACAATAAAGTTGTGGTTTGTTGGGATAGTGAAAGTAACTCAACACAACGAAGATTATTTTACCCCAATTATAAACTTAACCGAAGACAAGCAAATACCGAAGAACAAGTAAATTCATTCTCATATCAAAAGACAAGAGTAAAACAATATCTTGAAGAGATGTTTATAAGACATATTGAAATTGATGATTGTGAGGCCGACGACATTATTGCACACTATTGTAAAATATCTAAAGACGAACACAAAACTATATTCTCAAGTGATAGAGACCTTACACAACTTATCTCTGAAGATGTGAGTATCTATTCGCCAAGTACTAAAAAACATTATAAGAATGGAGATATGATTAAAATGTTTGATGTTGAGATACCCCATTATAACGTTAAAACTTGGAAAATATTATCTGGTGATAAGTCAGACAACATTAATGGGATTTATTATTTGGGAGAAAAAACATTAGTTAAATTATTTCCTGAGTTACTTGACAAAGAGGTAAATATAACTGATATTTTAACAAAAGGGGAACTACTTTTAAAAGAAGATAAAGACAATCCCGCTTTAAAAAACCTATTAAGTGGTAGAACAAAAGATGGTATTTTTGGTGATGAGTATTACGAGATAAATAAAAAACTTGTGGACTTATCGGAACCACTAATAAGTGAAGAAGGGAAAGAATTAGTTGAATCTTATTATTCCGAGTCGATGGATCCCGACGGAAGAGGACATAAGAATTTAATTAGAATGATGATGGAAGATGGACTCTTCAAATACCTACCTAAGAGAGATGACGCATGGGTTGGTTTTTTGACACCTTTTCTAAAATTAACAAGAAAAGAAAAAACAAATTTTAAAAACAAAAGTAAAACAAAAAAATGAAAGAACAAGAAATAACAAAATTAGAGTTTTTGTTAATGTGTAATGATAATATCGTTGTCCAACGATTCTTTAATGTTAGGAATTTCAACCGAAATGCCCACAAATCTGAGGAGTTTTACGACTATATAAGGGTGTTTTGCGCAGAACTTCAACATAATCTAAAGATGAGAACCGTTAGTTATATGTTAGATAATCAATATGAAATTACGGAAAATCCTGAAGTATTAAACACGTCAATTACGGATGGTGATGAGGTTTTTAATTTACTAATTAAATTGGGAGACCTGACAATTTGTCATAGAGCGTTTAACGCTAAAGCATACCCTCCAAAGGTGAGATATACCGTTGACCTACGACCCAAGTTGAAAAACATACTCTCAACACTTACTGACATTTTTTCAGGTAAAGATTTTAATTTTTTATATCCAGAATTTATTAAAAACTAATAGTATTTATCTTTACAAACGAAAGGAAAAAAAACATGGCGACGGGCAAAAATTTTGAATATTTAGGTAACACATTTCAGTTACAACTACTAAATCAAATTATATTAGATAAGGATTTTTCACACTCAATAATCGATGTAATAGAGAACAACTATTTTGAAAACAAATACTTCAAAATAATAATACAGATGGTTAGAGAGTATTATGTTAAGTTTGATCACACACCATCTTTTGAGACACTTGAACAGGTTACAAAATCAGAACTACAACAAGAAATTGCGTCAAAAATTGTTCTTGACACTATTAAGAAGATTAAAGACGCACCTATCGATGGTGTAGGTTTTGTCCAAGAAAAGGCGTTAAAGTTTTGTAAACAACAGGAACTTCAAAAGGTGATGGGTAAGGCTCAAAAGATTATTGACGGAGGTGAGTTTGAAAATTATGACACTCTTGAAGAATTGGTTAGAGAGGCATTACAAGTGGGAGCAAAAGACACATCAATGATGAATGTATTTTCAAATCTTGAACAAGTTCTTGATGATGATTATAGACACCCAATTCCAATGGGAATACCAGGTATTGATAGACTATTGAAAGGTGGTTTAGCAAGAGGTGAAATTGGAGTTATTTTAGCACCAACAGGTGTGGGTAAGTCTACGATTTTAACTAAGATTGCCAACCACGCATTTAACTTAGGTAATAACGTTCTCCAAGTGTTTTTTGAGGATAATCCAAAAATAATACAGAGAAAACACTACACTTTGTGGACAAAAATCCACCCTGATGATTTGTCAGAGAGAAAAGAAGAGGTAATGACTAAAGTTAGAGAGATTGAAGATAGTATGCCAAACAAACTAATTATGAAAAAATTGCCATCGGACACAGTAACGATGTTACAATTAAAAAATCAAATTAGAAAGATGGTTGCTGATGGGATTAAGATTGATATGGTTGTGTTGGATTACATTGATTGTGTTGTTCCGGATAAGAATTTGGGTGACGAATGGAAAAGTGAAGGATCGGTTATGAGGGGATTTGAGGCGATGTGTCACGAACTTAATTTGGTAGGATGGACAGCAACTCAAGGTAATAGAGCGTCTATTTCATCAGAGGTCGTAACTACAGATCAAATGGGGGGATCCATCAAAAAAGCACAAGTTGGACACGTAATTATTTCAGTGGCCAAGACCCTACAACAAAAGGAGCTGAAGTTGGCGACAATAGCTATAACAAAATCAAGAATCGGTGACGATGGGGTTGTGTTTGAAAATTGTAAGTTTGATAACGCAATGATAGATATTGACACTGAAAGTTCAATGACGTTCTTAGGTATTGAAGAACAAAAGGAAGAAAGACAAAGACAGAGAGTTAAGGAAGTCTTTGAAAAAAGGAGACAGAGGGAAACCGAAAAGACCTCAACTAATAATTAAATTTTAAAAATTAAACAAAAAATGGACGTTTCACAAAGAATACTGAGTGACATTACAGTGTATATGAAATACGCTAAATTTGTTCCCGAACTTAATAGACGGGAAACATGGGAAGAATTAGTTACACGAAATAAGGATATGCATATTAAGAAATACCCACATATTAAAAACGATATTGAGGAAGTATACAAAATGGTGTATGATAAGAAAATTCTTCCATCAATGAGATCCTTACAATTTGGGGGTAAGTCGATTGAGATTTCACCAAATAGAATTTATAATTGTGCTTACACGCCAATTGACCACGTAGATTCTTTTTCTGAAACAATGTTCCTATTATTAGGTGGAACAGGTGTTGGATTCTCAGTTCAAAAACATCACGTTGAAAAACTACCTGAAATTAAAAGGCCAAACCCAACAAGAACAAGACGTTACCTAATTGGGGACTCTATTGAAGGATGGGCAGACTCAATTAAAGTGTTAATGGAATCTTATTTGGGATATAAATCATCAACTCCCATATTTGACTTTTCAGATATTAGACAAAAAGGTGCGATGCTTGTAACATCTGGTGGTAAGGCTCCAGGACCTCAACCACTAAAAGATTGTATTCACAACATTACAAAAGTTTTGGATTCTAAAAAAGATGGTGAAAGGTTAACACCAATAGAAACTCACGATATTATATGTCATATTGCTGATGCGGTATTAGCGGGCGGAATTCGTAGAGCGGCACTCATTAGCTTATTTAGTGCAGATGATGAAGAAATGATTTCTTGTAAATCAGGAAATTGGTGGGAACAAAATCCACAAAGAGGTAGAGCAAATAACTCAGTAGTACTTCTTCGTCACAAAATAACTAAAGAATTCTTTATGGGTCTTTGGAAACGTATTGAGTTGTCAGGAGCGGGAGAACCGGGAATTTATTTATCAAACGATAAAGATTATGGAACTAATCCGTGTTGTGAAATTGCGCTACGACCAAATCAATTTTGTAATTTATGTGAAGTAAATGCGTCAGATATTGAATCACAAGAAGATCTTAATGAGAGAGTTAAGGGGGCGGCATTTATCGGAACATTACAAGCGGGATATACCGACTTCCATTACTTAAGAGATGTATGGAAAAGAACAACCGAGAAAGATGCTCTTATTGGTATCGGAATGACAGGCATTGGGTCTGGAGTTGTTTTAGGGTATGATATGAAAGAGGCCGCTAAGGTAGTGAACGAAGAAAACGAGAGAGTTGCCGAATTAATTGGTATTAATAAATCCGCAAGATCAACCACCGTTAAACCATCAGGAACCTCATCTTTGGTGTTAGGAACATCTTCTGGTATTCACGCTTGGCATAATGATTACTACATCAGAAGAATCCGTGTTGGAAAAAACGAGTCTATATACCCTTACTTGTTAAATAACCACCCCGAATTGGTTGAAGATGAATTTTTTAGACCTCACGATACTGCCGTTATTGGTATACCACAAAAAGCACCAAAAGGGGCTATAATAAGACATGAATCCGTATTCCAAATGTTAGAACGTGTTAAGAAGGTAGCTCAAGAATGGGTTAGACCAGGACATAGAACGGGACAAAATACTCATAATGTATCGGCAACAGTTTCAATTAAAGAAGATGAATGGGATTTAGTTGGTGAATGGATGTGGGATAATCGAAAAGCATATAATGGATTGTCCGTATTACCTTATAATGGGGGAACTTATACTCAAGCACCTTTTGAGGATTGTACGGAAGAGGATTTTGAAAGATTGGTTAAAACATTAAAAAATGTTGACCTTACAAAAATAACAGAACTTCAAGATAATACCGATTTGCGTGGAGAGATTGCTTGTGGGGCTAATGGGTGTGAAATTGCTTAATAATGAAAGTAAATTCATCAAACGATTGGATACAACAGTTATATGTTCAGGAGATAACAAAAAAGAAGTCTCCTGAACCTGACTTTTATAAAGATGATAATGGTAGATTTGTTATGACAGAATCATACCATATAAAAAGAGGAAGTTGTTGCGGATCAAAATGCAAACATTGCCCTTACGAACCTATTTATCAAAAAGGAAGTAAAAATATACAAGAATCACTAAGAAATTAGTGATTTTTTTTTTTAATGGTATATTTATATGTAAATTAAAAAATTATGAGAAGAACAATAAGATTAACAGAAAGAGATTTATCAAGATTAGTTAGACGAGCAATCCATGAAATGGATGACCAATCTGAAATAGGAGGTAACTCCTCAACTAAAAGTGCAATGGACACTGTTAGTGAATTTTTAGAATCAAACGGTGGTGGTTTGGGATCTAGAAATAACGACGATATTGAAAAAGATCTTCAGGCTTTAGAATATGCTATTCGAATAGAAAGAAATCAATTAGGTGTTAGCAATCAATCTGCAGGATACAAAAATAGAAGTAATAATGAAGACGGTGGAATGGGAGATGAACAATTATCCGAAAGATATAATAAAAGAAGAAGAAATTAAAAAATTATGGGAAAAATTGTAAGATTAACAGAAAGAGATTTATCTAGACTTGTTAGACGGGTTATTAAAGAAGAAGAAGAACAAGATGAAATTGCTGGTAATGTTGAGTCAATTCTTAACAAACCTAAAGTTGAAATGAAAATTGAAGATATCTATTCTAATCTAAGTGATGACGAAAAAAGAAAACTTGAATCGTCTTTAAATGATTTGGGTATCAACGCATATACTTCACCAAAAGAAGCTCATGCCGCAGTTCAAAATGTAGCTGATAATATTGGTGGTGAAATGAGTGAAGGTGATGAGAATATGGATCCAAAAGAAAAAGTTGCCAATATTCTACACGGAATAGGAGAAGCAAATATTGCGGCTTGGGGTGGAGTTCCGGCAGCAATAGTAATTGGCGGTCTTTTAGCTGGAACTGTTGGAGCACCTATGATTGCGGGATTTGCAATTAGTTGGGGGGTTACCGCTTTATTAATGGGATTAGCAAAACTATTGGCTAAAGATAAATCTAACACTAATGAAAGTTATTATAGACGAAATAGAAGATACTAAAAAAAAGAAAAATATTATTAACCCTCCCCACAAAGGAGGGTTTTTTTATTTCTATAATTTTTACTTAAAAAAATACAACACTATATTTATAGGATATGGCAAATAATGGTATTACATATGGTATAAATTTTCCTTTTGTTGATTCATTTGATGGTAGGTATTTAGATGTTAATAACACAACTGAAGCTGAGATACGAAGTAACTTGGTTCATTTATTATTAACAAGAAAAGGATCAAGATATTTTTTACCTGATTTTGGTAGTAGATTATATGAATATATTTTTGAACCATTAGACGGGCCAACATTTTCTGATATAGAATCTGAAATTAGAGACTCTATTGGTAAATATATGCCAAATCTACAAGTAACCACAATAACGGTAGAACCTGGATCTGCGGGTTTGGAAGATAAAGGTAATACTGTAAATAAATACGGAGAAAGGGAATTTAGGGTGACTAACATTAGTCAATTAGAGCACACCGCAAAAATAAAAATAGATTATAAAATTACAGATTCGGCATTTGAATCAAGTGATTTCATAATAATCAATATTTAATATTATATGGCAGAAAAACAAATATCTTATACCGTAAGGGATTTTCAAGGTGTAAGGACGGAGTTAATTAATTTTACAAAAACTTATTACCCCGATTTAGTTCAAAACTTTAACGATGCGGGTATATTCTCGGTTATGTTGGATATGAACGCCGCTGTTACAGATAATCTAAACTTTCAAATAGATAGAAGTATACAAGAAACTGTATTACAATACGCTCAACAAAAATCTTCGGTTTATAATATAGCAAGAACGTATGGTTTAAAAGTTCCAGGACAAAGACCATCTGTTGCTTTAATTGATTTCTCAATTACGGTTCCGGCCTTTGGTGATAGAGAAGATTTAAGATATTGTGGGGTTTTAAGAAGGGGGTCACAAGTTAGTGGTGCTGGACAACCATTTGAAACGGTTTACGACATTGATTTTGCATCACCAATAAATGGTGATGGGGCACCAAATAGGGTTAAGGTTCCAAATTTTGATTCTAGTGGTAAATTAATTAACTATACAATAACAAAAAGAGAAGTTGTTGTTAATGGTATCACAAAGGTATATAAGAGAGTAATTACACCTAATGATAATAGACCTTATATGGAATTGTTCTTACCTGAAAAAAATGTTTTAGGAATAACAAGTGTATTGTTAAAAAGTGGGACACAATACTCAACAATTCCACAACCGCAAGATTTTATTACGGTAGGTCCTGATAGATGGTTTGAGGTAGACGCCTTAGTTCAGGATAGGGTATTCATTGAAGACCCGACTAAAGTTTCGGATCAACCTGGTATTAAAGTTGGTAGATATATCTCAACATCGCAAAAATTTATTAGTGAGTATACCCCTGAAGGATTCTGTAAAATGACTTATGGTGGTGGTAATATTTCTGCTGAAGCTCAACTTAGAGAGTTTGCTCGTGACGGAAAAGGATTTGATTTAAGTAGATATACAAATAACTTAGCTTTAGGGGCTGCTTTACCCGTAAATACAACATTATTTGTTCAATATAGAATTGGTGGTGGTTTGGGAAGTAATTTAGGTATAAATACAATAAACCAAATTGGTACCGTGTCATTTGCAATAAATGGACCATCTGATTCTGTAAATAGAAGTGTTATTAATAGTTTAAGTTGTAATAATGTGACTGCGGCAATTGGGGGAGCTAACCCACCAACAACAGAAGATGTTAGAAACTTGGTTTCATTTAACTTTGCCGCACAACACAGAGCTGTTACGGTAAATGATTATAATTCAATTATTAGAACAATGCCATCTCAGTTCGGAGCACCAGCAAAGGTTGCCATCACTGAAGAAAATAATAAGATAACGATTAAAATGTTGTCTTACGATTTAAATGGTAGTTTATCAAATGTTGTTTCTAACACACTAAAACAAAATGTTGCGAACTATCTGTCAAACTATAGAATGATAAACGATTATATATCGATACAAGCGGCCGAAACAATCGACTTAGTGGTTGATGTTGATGTTGTTTTGGATAATAGTCAAAATCAAGGATCTATTGTTGCAAAAGTTATTGATATTGTAACAACCTTTTTTAATCCTTTTGTTAGGCAATTGGGTGAAAATGTTAATATATCAGAACTAAAAAGGTTAGTCCAATCGGAAAATGGTATTGTAAGTGTATCTGATGTTAGATTCTTTAACCAAGTTGGAGGACAATATTCGTCAAGTCAAACATCAATGCCTTACTCTGATCCTGTAACAAAACAGATTCAACCAACTGCTGATACAATCTTTGCAACACCAACACAAATATACCAAATTAGATATCCAAATAAGGACATTAACATAAGAGTTCTTAACCTAAAAACGGTAAACTTCTCTTAGCGATTTATTTTTCTGAAAAGAAGATTATTTTTCTAAAATAGGAAATAAACTATTTATGAAAAAACGAGCATTTAATGTCTAAATCATATAGAATAAGAACCCAAGTGGGGGTTGACAAATATATTAACCTTAACTTAGAACAAGATTGGGAACAATTAGAGATACTTTCTTTAAAGATTCTTGGTAATGACGTATATACTCGTTTTTGTGCTGATTATGGGGTTGTTGTTGGTAGGGTTTTTGTTAATGGTGGTTACGGATTACCAAATGCTAAGGTATCTGTGTTTATTCCATTGGATGATGCCGATTCGTTAAACCCATTTATTGCCGAACTTTATCCGTTTAAAACAATCGGAGATACAACTGAGGAGGGGTATAGATATAATCTATTGCCAAAATTACCATCATATAGGGGACATCAATCAACTGGATCATTTCCAAATAAGGGGGATGTATTAATGGATTCTTCATATATTGAAGTTTTTGATAAATATTATCGTTTTACTGTTAAGACAAATGAAAGTGGTGACTTTATGATAATGGGTGTTCCAGTTGGAAACCAAACAATCGTAATGGACATTGACCTATCGGACATGGGGTGTTTTTCACTTTCACCACAAGATTTAATACAACAAGGTTTAGCGACAGAATCGCAAGTTGATGGTGCAACATTTAAAACCTCAACAAATCTTAGGGAATTACCACAAATTAAAAACTTGGTATTTGATGTGGATGTTCGTCCATTCTGGGGTGAAGCCGATCTTTGTCAGGTGGGTATTACCCGTGTTGATTTTGATTTAACAAAACAGGCAAATATTAACATACAACCCACATCTATATTTATGGGGTCAATCATCTCAACAACCGATGATGATGCTCTTAAAGTAAGTTGTAAACCAAAAAACAATACAGGTAACTTATGTGAATTAGTTGCTGGTCCTGGTGAGGTGTTGGCAATTAGACAAACCATAAATTCTGACTCATTGGGATTACCAATACTTGAACAATACTCATTTGAGGGAGGATCAAAAATTATTGATGCCGATGGAACATTTGTTGCGAATGTCCCAATGAATCTGGATTATATCTATACTAACGAATTTGGGGAACAAGCATTCTCAACTGACCCTAAAAAAGGAATACCAACAAAAGGAAAATATAGGTTTAAATTCAAATGGCAAAATGAACAGGGACTACAAGGTAGTTTTTTAAGGGCTAACTTTTTAGTTCCTAACATTAAGGAACACGGTTGGGTTTCTTCAAATACTGACCCATTAAATCAATCAACAACAACATATAGTTATCCAACATTACCTGTTGGGACAACAAGTGGTAATACAATAGTGTTTGGATCAACTATAGGGTTAGTACCACTAACAACTAATAACGTTGCCAGTTATCAGATATATATAAATGGTCAAATTTATTTGGGGACCATAGAGTCAATTACGGTACCGGCTGGACAAACATTCCAAATAGTTGCAACACCTATTGACCCATTACAACCTCAAACTTTAACATTTACACAATATCCACAAGCCTTATTCAGTCTTTTAAGGTCTTACGCTTTTAGTTTAGATTGGGATGACTATTATGACCCACAAGAAGCTATAAATTGTGAAGACACGTTTTATGAATTTAAATATAATAAAGTTTATACAACCGCAATGTTCCTTGACCGATATAAAAATGGTATTGGTAGGGCAAGACACTTAGGAATTAAGGAAATTGATAATAGAACGTGTAAATCAAATGTTAACACGTTCCCTGTTAATGACATAATTAGAAATTTTGATTTTATATTCTTCGTATTCAACATATTAATTAATATACTAACTTTTCCAATATTAACGCTTTTATTTGTCGCGCATTTAATTGCATTTATGTGGCCTATATTAAAATACCTTCTTATTGTGTTAGGTATTTTTTTAACTTATGATGCTGTTGTGTCGGGACTTGAGGCAATCCAAACAGGACTTGCGGCGATAAATGATGCGTTAGGGGTACTTAGTGTTGGACTTGGGGTTGTCGTTAATGCGGGTTTGTTAGCCGAAACAATAAGGAATTTATTATGGGGAATTGCTCAGATTGCCATTGCGGCGTTTAAAATAGCATTAGCCGCGGCATTTACCGCATTTGCAGTACTTGCTGCGATTAAAGTTAAAGGATTCCCAAGAATTGGTCTACCGATGATTTCATATCCTGATTGTACAAGTTGTGATTGTGATTGTGGAAATGCCGAATTAGATGATGATTTTGATACAAATAGTGTGCAACAATCTATAGATGCCGCCGCACAATCAACCTCTAGTGGGGCGTATAATTTAACTTTGGTACCAGCAAATAGTGTGATCGCACCTGTCAACTCTGCTGGTTCGTATAATATAGATCACCCAAATTTAATTTGGACTACAGTTAATGGTGATCCTGACGATGATCCATTTGATTGTGGTCCTGGTTTTAATGGAAATTTTAAATCATTTGCAACAATAATTGGAGATCAGGACTTAGCTGTTGAAATTGCCGTAAGAGCTACTTTAGATTTTAAACGAGTAATATCGGGATATGATGTTTTAAGTTCTACAGACCCTAATAGATACACAAATGATGAGTCGTTATTATTACATGCACCTCAACCATTCTTATGGGCGGCTGATAAAGAATTAGGTGATAATACCCCTGATAGACGATTTTTTGCGTATCCACTTACAGATACATTCCCTCAGAAATTAAATGAGTTTAATTTAAGAAATAAATATTTTACAGGTGTTAATAGAATACAGACAACTGTTAACCCACAGATTCCTGGATCTCAACCATTTTTAGATCAAGTTGTTGTTATCTTAATGAAACAAGGAACCACATCACAATTAGGTATTGGAGGACTATGTAGTTTCCAAGACCCTAATTATACTGACGTTGGGTCATCTAATAGGTTAATTAACTTAACTGGTGCAACACTTAATCAATTTGGAACCAACTCAATCACAGGGACAACAGTAACAGGTAGTTCAATACCGATTGTTATACAATATGCGAACCCAGCAGATCCAAACGGAAATAGTAATTTTCCTGGAGGTGCAACTGTTATGATTAACCAACCACCATCAAGTCAGTTACCAGTACCTGGTAACCCTAATGTTGAACAATCTTATTTGAAATACGCAACAGACGTAGAATATTTTCAACTCATAACTGGTATGACTGTAAGTCAATTTTCGGGATCATCAGTGACAACTCCAGGATATTATGAAAGTTCATATCTATTCCATGACGTACAAGTTGCGGTACCCGATTGTGATGTTTTGTTACCCATACCCATTAATAATTCTTACATATATACGGTTCCTGATGTTATAAAAACAATGTCTAATCATGATACATATGAGGTTTGTATATTTGTTAGAGGTGTTGACCCAAATACGGTACCACAAACAATAAAATATGATTTAGCAAGAATTTTTGGACAAACATCGGCATTTGGTTCTGCATTGAACATATCAGTTACAGGTCAGTATTATATGAACCAACCTATTAAAGGGACATCCGCAGGTAAAGCAACGCTAAGTCATAATACAGGTACAAATACAAGTGCTAACTTATATTTCCCATCATTTACATTTACTCCTGACGGTAATGCATATTCGGGATTTACATCAAACTTACCATATTTTTATTTAGCGACAGACGATAATACCCCAGGTTCAAATACAGCACCATATACACCAATATTAGGGTGGGAGACAATATCTCAAATAACACAAGGGGGCAATCTTTACCAATTACTTGGTGGATCTAATTTTACATTACCTAGACAACAAACTGATTACATTGGTGGTGGTACTTTTGCTGCTTGGGACTTAAACATACCATTTAATATGACCTTACATACTAATGATAATGGTAGTTCACCTAGTTGTGATCAAGATTGTCAGATAGGTCAATATTACAATTATCTTAGTGGATGGTTTAATGGAGGAAATGTTCATGGTAATTTAAGTGCTGCGTATTCACCGGCTTACTATAGATATGGTTTACCCGCAATAAACTTCAATAACCCAGTTAATATGGTTATGAGAAGTGATAGGTTACCAACATCAACAGCTGTTGAAGATGGAACCCAAACCCAAACAGGTTATGCTCTTCACCAAAATAATAACTTTGCGGTTTATGCTGCTAGTGGTGCGTTAGACTCACCAACAATAAGTGCAGGTGGTGATTTACCAAGTGGTGAAAGTTCGGATCAAGACCCAATCACATCAGGACTTACAAGTACTTTATCTTGTGAAGGAATGGTTCCATTAGAGTGTTATACCGGATCAGGTTCAAATGTTGGTGTTGTTCCTAGTGGTCAATGCTCTATACCTGCAAATAGAATGATAAATGGTTGTTATTGTTTGTTAAATAAAACATACTTAGCCCAATTTGATGACGACGCAAGATTGTTCTTAGAATGGAAAGTTAGATTCACTATGAACTTTGCTGCTTGTAGAGGGGTATTCGCCCAAGTTTTTCAAAATAACTGGGTAAATGGTGTATTATATATGTTTAATTTTAACAAACAAACA